TGATCTAGGTCTGCTAGGACCTGACTCACACGGCAATAATAAGCCCTATTTGGTGGTGGTTTCAATCCCTCTAACATTGTATCATTCCCCCTGTGCAACTTTTGCATTGTTTTTGCGTGGTCTGCCAATCTTGGCACTCATCTCAGCCTCAGCCTTGAAAAGGTCATCTGAATCAATGTAGCGGCTGGTCATTGGTAGGACCCCCCACTCAATCCAGTGATAGATGGTGCGGCGTGAACGGTTAGCCAGGTAAGCGGCCTCATTCACGGTCAGTGCCTTTTTCATCTCATGTCCTCTTTCTTATCGTTGCTGTAAAAGCCTGAGCCCTTGAAGTTGATGGCTCCAAAGCTGTAGACCCTCTGCATGGGCTTTAGGCAGTTCCCGCACTGTGGAGTCTGTGTCTGGATCTCTGTGAGGCTGTTGGTCACGCTTACTGTGTTGTCACAGCACTTAAACTCATAGGTGGGCATCTCTCTCCCTCTCTGCCAGGTTGGCGTAGAACTCTATTTTTTCTGGCGGGATGGTAAACCCGCAATTCTGACAGCTCACCTCTAGGTTGTCCCCGTAGTGCACTGGTGGCTGATAGATGGTCCTCTGGTTGCACTGAGGGCATGGCAGTAGCGTTGCCCTAGGTAGTTCCTCCAGCGGGTAGCGGTAGAGCCCCAGGCGGGTGAGCTTCACTAGGGGCATCAAGTAGATGACCTCTTTGCGATTGACTACCTCATCCAGTTTCTGGTGTAGCTCTTGGCACTTGTCAAAGGCGTAGCCGTATAGGACATGGTGATTCCAGCTCACTGGGATGTATTCGCCTGTTAGGGCTTGCCACATGTCCTCTGCAATCTGCCAGGCATCTAGGTTGAATGGTGCTGGTGGTTCCTTTTTCTGCGGCTTGGCTCCATCAATCTCAATTGGTGAGCGCATCACATACACCTCTCTAAGGTGCTGTAAGGCCCCTGGAGCCTTTTGGAGGGCCCATCTGAGGTTACTGTAGCAATTGGCACACAGAAAGCCGTTAGAGGCCTCTACAGGCTCTCCCTGCATGGTGCATCCAGTTGAGCAAACCCGCATTAGCTGTGGTCTGCCTTTGCCTGGCTGATGATTTGGTGCAAGCGCTCCATCCTGAACCCTGACCAGTGCTGTTCCCCTGCCTCAACAACTGGGGCCTGGCTGTAACCAAGTGACCTGATTCTCTCCATGGACTCTGGTGACTGGCTGAGGTCTATTTCCTCAAACTCCACACCCTCTCTGGTGAGCATCCTCTTGGTGCTGTCGCACTGGACACATGCTGGCAAGCTGTAAACGGTGATTTTCATTGGGTTCCCTCTAATCTGTTGATTTCATCATTGATGTAGAATCTGGCTTTTTGTAGGTCCTGAATCCCGTCACCCTTGAGCCCTGCCCGCCAAATGTATTTCATGGCGTTGCCTAGGTTAAAGTTCATGTGCCTAGTCACCTCTATGGCTTCAATGCCACTGGGGTGGTTTGTGTAGTGCGGCGGGTGATTCACCAGGTCACTCATCCCCAGGTTCCTCAGGGTCATTTAGGTAGTCCATCAAGTCACTCACATAGACATACTCACCAATGTCATTTGAGCAACTGATTTTCTTGATGATTTTGTCCAGGCGATCACGCTCTTGAAGTCTGCCTAGGGCTCTGTTTATTTCCCTTAGCTCATCTAGTGAGTCATTCATTTTCAGTCCTTTATCATTTCGTAAAGTAGCCCTAGCTTGACCATCACAGCGGCATGCTCTCTGGTGTGCTCTGAGCCGTTTTTGTGGGCTATGTTGCTGGTGGTCTCAATCTCACTGAGGATGATCCTGAGAGTGCGTTCACGCTCTGCCTCTTTGCCTCTGCGGCATCCGTCAATGTAGTGCTCTGCGGCCACATCCATTGATACTTGATTATTTGATTGCATCTTTGACTACCTCCATACAGCGGTCATACCCAATCAGCTGGGTCTTGGTCAGGCCAGTCTCTTTGGCTCTGGTTCTCTTATACTCCAGATCAACCCTTAGGTGACTTGCCTGGCGGCGTTTGCCCTCATTGATTCCCATGATGAAAGCCTCATCTAGCTCACGCTCAAAAAAGCGCTCTGTTATGCGGTGTCTCATTTCAGTCCAGTTCATTTGTTTTCCTTTGTCTTTCAATGAGCCAGGCAACCAGCTCATCAATTGTCCTGAGGTGCTCTTTTGACACCATCAGGAAGTTGTCCTCAAATTTGCGGAGGCTGTCAAAACGCCTCTCAATCTTCCAGTCACGCTCTGTTGAAACTGGGACAGCGATCATGGCCCCAGTGACTTTACTCACCAGAATCACAGCCACGGGCTTTTCCTCTTTTTGTTTCCAGCCACTTGCTGTGTCAACAATTGCTGTCTGCCATGGCCAGTCACTAGGTGATGTGAACTCTGTCCTAAGTGACTTGACTTCCAGGTTTCCACTCATGCTGTTAAATGTGATGTCTTTGTCTGTCTTGGTAAATACTTCAATTTCAGCCTGTGTCTTTGCATAGCTGATTGGGGTGCATGTGCAATCTAGTCCCTGGGCATTTAGGTAGTCTGCTACCTTTTGAGCCCATGAGTGACCGTCTTGAAGCTCCCCATGAAAGTCTTTAGTGGTCCAAGTCAAGATTCAAACCTTTTCTGCTCTGCCCAGCTACGGCCCTCATCTCCACCCCAGAGGTCCCATGCAACTCTCCACGGTGATGGCTTGCCGTCTTTGATCTCCCACTTGGTTGAGCGATAGTTTGAATGGCGGGCAAAGAATGAGCGCATCCTCTGGATGGTGTCATCACTAATGTTTGTGCCGTTGGCTAGTTGGTTAGCTCTAGCTAGACCTGTCCTGGTGAGTCCATCCCCACCAAATCCAGCATCAACCCAAACTAGACCTCTTTTTGCGGCGGCTTGTGCGCCTTTTGGTGCTCTTGGCATTGTCTGTCCTTTCTAAAATGCAATGTAGGTGAAATAAAAGTCAGTGAAGTAAGGCCATACCCAAGCGAGCATGACACGGTGTGGCTCATAGATAGCGATTAGTGCGCCTAGGGTAGCCAATACGGCTAGGCCCATAACTCTGCGGGCTGTGTAAGTCATTTCTAGTCCTTTCGTTGACTTCATGTAATGAGTCTAGGGCAGGTGTGCAAGATTATGCAAGATTATTGCCAACACGGCGTGTCACTATTTTGGGGGACTAACCCAGATGCCAGGGAAGCTCAATCTCTGTGACCGTGAAATAAACACCAATTTCCTCTGGGGGCCCGTAAACCTTTTGGGCATGCCATGTCACAATGAGAGCATCATCTTGAATGAGCGGCTGGTCATTGCAGTAGCGATCTAAAGAAACGGAATCTCCCAGGGCCCTGCATAATTTGTCCAAATCGGGCATCACAGACGGCCAGGCTCTCTTGACTGTCTTAGGCCTTGGCATCACAAAGGTGGCTGTGACCTCAACTGGGTTTGTGAATGGGGTGGTGTCCCCTGTTTTTTCCATGTGAGCAATTACGGCCTTACCGATTGCCTGGCGAAATGGCTCCAGCTTTTTGCTGGCCTCAATAAACCTGCCGCCGCTGGCACGGTTGCCACCCACATAACGCTTAGAGCCCTGGGGGGCTGGCTCAACACCAACCACCCAGAGCTCAACTGGTGATTTAGTCACCATGCTTGGTTAGCCTTACTGCCTGGAGGATTGCGGCCAGGAACATCCATGCGGTCAGGATGTAACCAGGTATTTTCAACCAGGGAGTTGATGCATCAGCGCTGAGTAAACCAAGGAAAACTCCAACCACTAATGCATAGATTATTGGGAACATCAGAAAGGCATGTCCTCTTGGACCTTTTCAACCTGTGGCTGGTTGACATTGACCTGAGCGTAACGGACCAAGCCGTTGTCTCCCTCAAACTCATCAACTCTCACTGACAGGTTGCCTGTGACATTGATGGTGTCACCTACCTGGTAGCCAGTTGGGTCAGCCCACACTGTGAACTTTTCCTTTCCTGGCTCTCCATCCTTTCGGGTGAATGTGGTTGACACTGCCAGTCCCTTGTCTGAGATCAAGCGGTCAACTGTTGCATTGCTAATTTGTATCTTTGCCATTGCGGCCTCTTTTCTGTCTTTTGCTTACATGCCAGCCGTTGCGGCTGACTCATCAATCCTAGCGCAACCACCGTTGAACACTAGGTCTATCTCACCAGTGATTCCGTGGCGGTTCTTTGCCACATCAATGGTGAATCCTGTCATCTCAAAGTCCCTGTCATTAGGCCTCTTGTGCCTGGACAGCAACATCACCACATCAGCATCCTGCTCAATAGCTCCAGAGTCCCTGAGGTCGCTGAGCTGTGGCATTTTGTCTGTGCGCTGTTCGCTCTGCCTGTTGAGCTGAGCCAGGGCAATCACTGGGACCTCAAAATCCCTAGCCATAGTCTTGAGCGCCACAGAAAACTCACTGATGGCCTCATAGCGTTTGCGGCCTGGGATGATGTCCCTAATCAGACCAATGTAGTCAACCACTATGGCCCTCAGTCCACCGTTCTGTTGCAAGGTCCTGGCGTGAGCTCTGATGTCATTGATGGTCTGGCCACCTTTGTCAATGATGGCTAGGTTGGACTGTGACAGCTCATCCTTTGCTCTTGCCAGCGCTTTCCAGTCATAATCCGTGAGCTTGCCTTTCTCAAGGTTGCCCAGATACACGCTGGAGGTGAGCGCATACAGGCGGTTCAACAGCTCAGCTTTGCTCATCTCTAGGCTGTGGAATGACACTGGACCTTGCTTGCTAAGGTGGTAAGCGGTCTGGAGTCCCACCACGGTCTTTCCAACACCTGGCCTAGCACCAATCACATACATGGCTCCAGGGCGAAATCCGTTGATGGCCTGGTTTAGGTCTTTCCACGGTCCTGGCTGGTAATGCTTTGGTGCGTTGAGTGTGTCTAGGTGGCTCAGCGCTAGGTGGCTGATGTATTCAATTGAGCCCTCTGAGCGCCTCTCTGCTAGAGCTCCCAGCTCTGACCTAGCGGTATCAATGAGGATGTCCAAGTCATCTGTCTCTGACTGTCCTACTAGCCTCTGAGCCGTGTGGTTGAGTGTGCGCCTGATCGCTCTGTCTCTGACCATGGTTGCGTAGTAAGCAACATTGTCACTGGTTGGGGTTTCACTCTGCCACTCCCAGACATCCATAGCGTGACCAGGGAGCTTTGCCGCCACGGTAATGGGGTCAATGGGCTCATCACTGAGCTTCATGTCCCTTAGAGCTTGGTAAGCCCTGCCTAGCTTTAGGTCATTGAAGTCATCTGGTGCAAGTGTTAGTTCATCTAGTGCGTTGCCCTGGCTGAGCAAGATGCTTCCCAGGATTGCTTTTTCTGGATTCATGTTTTCTAGTCCTCTGCCTTGATTTTGTTGCGTGTCCTTGTAACCTCTGGCTTTTGCCACTCTGCGGCCCGCCTCACCCAGTTACGGTAAGCGGCATCCCAGTCTTTCTTCATTGCGTTCTTTGTGGCGGCTTGCCAGTAGTCCACAAACTTGTGCGTTTCCAACTTTAGGTCTACCCAGGGGAAATGTTCAGCCATGACTCCCAGCGTGTCCTCAGATGGTTTCCAATCCTTTGAGAGGCGGGTAGCACCAACGGTGCTCTCTTTCTTTTCTTTAGTATTCTTAACTTTAGTATTCTTAGGGTGCGGATTATCCGTCAACGGTTTATCCGTCAACGGTAAACCCGTCAACGGTGATTTTGTGGTCCAGGTTGACTCAGAGAACTTCCCCTCTAGCCTGTTCTGGCCCCGTTCTAAATAGCCCAAAGTCTCTAGCTCAATCACTGCGGCCTTGAGTGAGTCACGGCCCTCCATGTTCTGACTGATGAGTGACTTGATGCTTACAGACCAACCTGGTGTGTGGCTCATAAGTAGAGCCAACAGACCCCTGGCTTTTAGGCTTAGGCGGCCATCTCTCAACCAGTCATTTGGGATCTGAGTAAACTGCCCATCAAATGAATGGGCCCCTCTAATTAGCGGCATTTTTTGTCCTTATTTGTTTGGTTCTGGGGTTATACTATACACACAGACATTGAGCCCCAGTCTCCCTGTCTGATTGATGACCGTTTCTAGTCCTTTCGGTTATGGAGTCCCCTCAGGCATTGCGCTTGGGGGGATTTCCTTTTTGCCAAAGTTGTCATCCAGTAAATACCAGACTCCATCAAAGGCATCAAAGACTGGGGTGGTCAGAGATTCCTGACCTGCCCTGAGCTTCCAGCCATACTTCTCAGCGGCCACAGCCGCCCCGCTGTGACTCTCAAATAGTCCGTTGGACTGACTACACACCACCACAATGTTTGAGGCGTTGTTGAGGCGTTTAGAGCCTCCCATCCCACGGTTACGGCGGTGCTGTGGGACTAGGGTTTCATCCTCTAGCCCGCAATGGTAGCAATGCTTATCTCTGGCTAGGAACCTGTCAAACTCTTTTTTAGTCACAATCTGAGCCATCTTCACACAGGCAGAGCTCACAGTCACCCTCACATAGGAAGCAAGCGCTGTTGTCCTGAATGTCCATCATGCTTAGCACCAACAGAGCCTCATAGATTTTTCTTTCATTGCGGCGGCGTAGCCAATCTCTATACCAGCTCATCTTGTGGTCCTCCATTCCATCTCCACCAGTTTGCCAGCGGCCATCACGGCCATCATGGACTCACTGAGGTGCTTGATTTTTGACTTGATCCTGTTGAGCTCCACCTTGGCTAAGTCTGCCTGGAATCTGGCATCAGCGCTCTTGAGTTTTGCTAGGGCTTGGCGGTCCACCACAGTTCCCTGTGCCTGGAGTAGTTCTGTGGCTTCTATTTTATCAGCCTCAGATGCCAGCTCTAAATACTTGGTTTCAGCCTGTGCAAGTAGCTCAATGCCCTTTTCACTCTGACTGCGGATTCTCTCCAGTTCCTTGATTATCTGGCCTGGTGTCTCCATTGATTGCCTTTCTGAGCAAGCCACCCAAACGCCTTAGTTCCATGTATTCTGCCAGACCCTCATCTGTGCGATCCATGTCATAAAGCATTTGGACCAGCTCCCTCTTTTCCACTATTGCGGCGGTGAGGATTCGCTTACTCAGTAAATCCATCAGCCAGTGCGGTAATTGATGCCAGAGTTTCTTTAGAGGCGTTATTCTGGCGGGCTTCATTGTAGAGGTTTCTGAGATCATCCACACTGTTGACCTTAGCGGCCTCAGTCACAAAATCCCTCATCTCCACAGTGCGGTTTCTAACTTCCTCTGAGCTGGCAATTCCCTTGCGGGCATCCACGGCTAGGGAGGCCATCATGGCCCTACCCCAGGCGGCTGTCTCAGCGTTCTGAACCTCAGAATCTTTGGTGAACCTAGTTGGTCCAGGCACGGGCTCCCATGCTGTTCCAATGCCAGGGTTCTCATCCTCTGGTGAGCGGTAAGCGGCGGCTGTGTAGACCACCCAATCCTTGCCACCAAAGTCCTTTAGAAACTCTAGGCTTACCTGGGTGAGAGAGCCCAGGGGAAATTTCTCCCTATACTCAACCAGCCTGGAGGCCACATCAATGTAATCAAGCGGTCCCTTGAACTCTTTAGACATCAGCCAACCTCACTTCTACATTGTCATCCATTGTCAGCCAGAGGTCAATGCCTCCAACTAGGATAGCAATTCTGTCCTGGTAGATGTAGTCCTGTCGGACTCCCAGCACCTGGCCAACCAGGTAGGTGTTCTCTGGGTCACGCTGGATTGTCAAATCCACAATGTCCCCAATCTTTAGTTCTGAGGCGTTCATTGTTGTCCTTTCTTAGTTACTAGAAACGGCGATCCAGACCCTCTGGATTGCCTACTAAACACATGCTGGCCGTCAACCAGTCCACGCTTAGCTGTTCCCATCCTATCAAGCACTTGACTCTTTAGTGCAAGTGCCTCAGCTTTAGCGGCGTTTTCTTTTTCCATGGCGGCTAGGCACTGAGCACCTAGGTCACCAAGTTCTGAATCCCTGTCCTGGATGTTTGGGTTGATTCGCCTCACCGTTTCATAGGTGCTGGTGGAGCCATCCCAGTCTGGGGCTTGGTCAAACTTCACGGCCATCAGGAAACGCTCTACCAGGTGAATGTCTGCCTGTTGCTGAAAGTGCTCAGCCTCAATCAGGAACTCACGGTAGTCAGAGCCACCAATCAATACGGCCACATAGGCTTGCTGAATTCCCAAGCAGGACAAATACCACTGGACCTGTGTGAGGTAATACAGTGGCACACCCTTTTCCCAGTCATCAGGAAAGCGGGCTGTCTTGATCTCAATGACAGACAGGTTGCCGTGCTCATCCATAGCAATGCCGTCAGGGTTGGCTATCTGGTAGGACCGCTCTTTGTTCTGCCATGTGCCTACCTCATCCAAGACCTCCAGCTCAGGGTGGCTGTCTTTGAATTTGTCCAAGACAACGGACTCCAAACGGCGGCCCCATTCCATTGCTGGTGAGTCAGGGATTTCACTCTCAATCTTGCCTGTGTATTTTGCCCAGGCGGTATAGGCACTCTCCCACTTATTCAGGCCAGCGATAGTTCCAACTAAGGAACCACCAATGCCCTGGTTGCGTAGGTCATGCCATTCCTTGGAACCACTCTCAAAGGTTCCTAGGTGGGTTGCATCTTCAATTTGCTCTAATGGGTTCATGTGTGTCATAATCTGACCCTACAACATTGAAAGGACATTGACAAATGATGTATCAAAGGGAGGATGGGATCTGGGAGATTGAGTGCTCAGATTGCCAAATGAGATTGACAGAGGTAATAACTGGGCCGCTACCAGTCAACGGACCTGCCGCAAATAGAACAGCGGCACTAGCGGGCTGGGTCACCCTGGCAGATGCCAACATGTGTGCGGGGTGTGTAAGTGTTTATTAGTCCAAAGGCAAAGAAACTGTGGGACAGCCTAAATGAAGCTATTGCTGAGCTCCCCCAGGAAGTCTCATGCAGAGAATCAGACCCTGATGCTTGGTTCCCTGATGAAGATGACCACATGAAAAACGGTAAGACTAGCTATGTCCATGTGAAGAAAATGTGTGCTGTTTGCCCAGTCAAAAATCTCTGCCTGGAATACGCTCTGACAAACAAGGAGCGCTATGGGCTCTGGGGAGGCATGTCACCTGAGGACAGAAAGAATCTATTTAGGACTCAGCGGCGGCACAGAAAACAGGCATAAAAAAAAGACCCCCCAGCGTTAGCCAGGGGGTATCTTTTTGTCTAGGTTACTTGGATTTAGTCACAATGCTAGTGAGGACTGAGAGCAATCCAGCACCTAGGGAGATGCTTGCCAAGGATGCCCAGTCAATAGCAAATAGCCCAATGGATCCACCACCTAGTGTTGCAATGGCGGTCTGTGCAATGGTCTTGACTGCTCGCTCTCCAGCGTAGTCAGCCCAAAATGCCTTGGTGAAAATTGTCATGTTATTCCTGCCTGTTGTTTTTTACATCTTCATAGGTTGCGGTGGCTGTGTAAGCCGTCACAATGATGGTCAGTAGGGCAATGCCACCAGTGACCAGGTTGTTGCTCACTCCAGTATCCCAGAAAAAGGTGATGGCCCCAAACACAATCATGGTCACGGCCAGCCTGTAAGCGCCATAGATTAGCCGCCGTCTGAACTTCCAGTTGTCTGATCGGGTCTTTGATTCCCCGCCTAGAAAGAAAGCCCCGTCAATGAGGGACTTGCCTAGAGCCTTGAGGTTCATTTCTTGATAGTGAGCTTTTGACCAACACGGATAATGTTGGCGTTCTTGAGCCCACTCCACTCAGCTATCTCTTTGACCGTCACACCGTATTTGCGAGAGATTGCCCACACAGTGTCTCCACGCTTGACTGTGTATGTTTTTACCTCTGGCGGCTTTGGTGCCGTTACAGGGGCAACTGAGGGCTTCTCAGCGGTGTCTGTGGCTAGGTGCTCCATTGGGTCTGTGAACAGTCCCTTGACACGGACCTCCCAGTGGAGGTGTGGACCTGTGACATTACCTGTTGCACCGATTCTGCCTAGTGCATCACCTTGGTCAACTGTCTGACCCTCTTTCACCTTGAAGCTCTTTGACTTCATGTGAGCCAGGATGTGCTCATGTCCACTGTCACCAGTCATCTTGACATAGTAGCCATACCCGCCACCAGGTGCGGTTGATTTGCGGGCGGCTGTGATGCGGCCACCCTCTGGGGCGTAGATGGTTTGGTCACCGTTGCTGATTAGGTCAACGCCATTGTGGTTTGAGTGCTTTCCGCTTACAGGGTGAACCCGTGGCCCAAATGGTGATGTGATTTTCCATGTGCCCTTGAGTGGGTGTTTCATCTATCCTCCAATAGTGGTGGTGATTAGTCCGACAACAACAGCCGTTGCGGCGGCTGAGGCCAGTGCTGTAACCCAGGCTGTCTGCCAGCGGGCCTTTTCCAGTTCACGGATTCTTTCCTCATGGTCAGCAACCATCTTGATGGTGGCCTTGACCTCAGCCATGTCCTGAACCAGGGCCCAGAGCAATTGTGACTGTGTGCTCTTGGCTGTTACTGGCTCAGACATTACTTGACCTCTAGGACCTTTACTACTGCACCAGCGGTGTCAGAAATTGCGTAAAGCACATTGTCTGCCCTGAGCTGGAACACGGTGTTGTTGGTTTCGCTTAGTAGTGTGCCGTTAGCGGCTGACACATCTGCTCCACCTACATAAGTCAGCGCACCCTCTGTGCCTGACTGCAAATAAACATAGCGGTCATAGTCAAAAGTCCCCGCTGTGTTTCCAGACACCTCAGTGATTGAAGTGCCGACTGTTACGCCTGTTGATACGACTGGCATGGTTATTCTCCTTAAGAAACAGCTGGAGCTGTTGGGTATGGTAGGTCTGTTTTGATTGCCTCAACTATGGCAACTAGGTCGGTTAGATCTGTGTCTGATGTGACCGACTCAAAGAAACGCAAGCCGATTTCGGTCTGATACCGACTTTCACGCTGACTCTGAATCTGTGCAAAGGCAATCTCGTATTCAGCTTGAGGCCACGCCGCATCACACTCAGCTTGTGTTGGCTGTGTGCGGTCATCTAGCCAAGCGATTTCATTGTAAGGGTTGTCATTGCCCTTATACCTAATCTTGGCATTTGGAACTAAGTGCATAAGTGCTGCAACATAATTAGTCATTTATTTCTTCTTTCACTACTCTGGCTGTTAATAGTTGTGTTGATTTTCCGTCTAGGTGTGACATTGTCGGCATCTTAGTTATTGCTTCGTGCAAAACATCTGCCTGATAAAGCGCTTGGAGATGCGCCCAATCCACTCCACCTTGTCTCGCAAGCATCTGCATTTCACCGACACGCATCAATCGGTTGC